GGTTGGGGTCGCACTTGGTTGGCAATATAGGGTTGCACTAAAACCAGGTAAAACTTTATTTGGCAATGCCATGTCTATTCCTTTAAAAAGATTAAAAAATCGTTAATGTGTTGTGCATTTCTCAACGCTTTAAATAAAGAAATATTTAAAATCAGCATTGAAATGCGTCAAAACATTATTTTTTGTCTTATTAAGTCGGAATATCCAACGTACAATCTAATATTATGTGATTCAAACCTACGCTATTATCGTAAGTGTTGTAAAGCCATACTACATCGGCTTTGGCAATATTAAATCCATTAACACCACCAAATTGACCGCTATAACCATGTAATGATTGTAATATTAAATTACTAATATTAAAAGCATCATTCATTTGTTGTGCAAATATATTAATCTGAATAATTGGTCTATCAATACCTTTAACATTTTGATAAACCCCGGTATAAACCGGTTGATGAATATTGCGTAATTGCCAAGTAATAAATTGGCCTTCTGTTGCAAAATTACGGTTAAAGTTAGCATAAACTGGCACAGGCGCAACAATTCCTGAAAGTTGGTTTTGAACCGCTTGTGCATATACTGATGGGCTATTTTGGCTCATACTGGTGTAATTGGGTCGTTACGATACGCCAAAAAGGTAATGGTCATGCGGTCATTAGATTCAATAGCATCAGTTATGCGCCAATCTTGACCACGATAATTAATTGCATAAAGATTTTGATTTAACCCAATTAATTTTGTATTTGGTGTGTAATTTAAAATAAACCTTACTAAATCGGTATAAACCCGTTCGTCTTTGGTAATGCTTAAACCATTTTTTACGTCTTGAACGGTTGCTCTGGTTGAATACCATTTTGTCAGTGTGGTTGTATATTGCCCAAAAGCATCTACACCATTCACCACATTATTAATATCTAGGTTTTCATACCGTGCGATTCCCATTTACATCACCAGTGGTTTATAAGGGCGTAATAATGTATCAACGCCAAATGGAATATCAGCTAAACGCGTACCCGTGGTGTTGCTGCGATTATTATAAAAATGCGTCAACAATAACAATCCCGCTTGTTTAATTACGGGGTATTGCGCCAATGGACTTGCGTTGGTGGCGTATTCCACAACCACTGGGTTTGTCATTACATTGTTTACCTCAGACGGAATACCGTTGACGATCAACTTATTTCCGGTGGGATCGTAAAAGTAATTTGATGAAGTTAATTTTACAAACACAGGGGGCGTATCTGTATTCCAATACCCTACGCTATTGATGGTGATGCCAGCCTGTGTGCCGCTGTTTTGCGTGACTTCAGGCAAATCTAAACAAGCATTTGTACCCATGCTGGTAATTGAGCCGTAAAACACACGGTACGACACGGGAAAAATACTCATCCCCAAATAGTCTTCAATAGCCATACGAGTGGCCAATTCTAAGACTTGTAAATAATTGTCTTGGCTTTGGTCGTCGAATAGATTTAACTGGTTAGTAATGTCGTCTAGCGTGAGCCATTCGGTTTGAATATCGCGCGCAATCTGTTCAACTTTTTCATAGCTGTACGGATTACGCACGGTACCCAAATATGGCCCTACTGTTGTATTGTCAACAGACATGATTTACCTTAGTAAGTTAAACGAACACCAGCAAATACATCACGGATTGTTGAGCAAACACGCTTTTCAGCAAAAATATTAATAAATCCTGGTTGGGATTGGTCAAGTCGCTGAATAGATACAACTGGATGATCGACAATCGTTAAAAAACGATCCCAAGCAGCCAAATAAATCGGGAATTTACCAGAACCCACTTGATCCATGTAAGGGTTAGGGATTACGGGATGGCCAAATATATAGCCAACGGAATAACCCTCTTTTTCACCAATGTCTAAAAATATTGGAAGATTGGTTGTATCTTTTAATTCACGCAACGCCAAAATGGTGTTTGGGTGCATATGCCAAGCCATTGATGGATCATTCCAATATTGCGATGGCAATGTAGAGGCCAACGAAACAATGTCGTTATAGGCAATAGAACTTGTCCCCTGGGTCACTGTAGCGACCGTGTGGATGCCGTTTGTAATTGCAGCACCATTTGTACCAAATGCCGCAGTTGAGCCGCTAGGGTAGCTATTTAAGCCGCGTAAACCGTATGTCCCGCCTGTGCTTGTAGTTGTCGTGCTAGATTGGTCATTGTTGCTAATCATTGATTGTGCTTCAATGGTTGAAAATTCTAGCAATAAATCCGAAACAATGGTGGCATCAAGGTTTTCAATATCGCTTAATACTGCTGTGCGAATAGGCAATACCGCGTTCACATCACGCACGGGTAACTGCCAAAAAGTTGTGGCCGTTCCTGGGGTGCCGTTATCTACTTGAGCAGAATATCCCCATGGGTTTGTTGAGTTTGTAGCATTACCAGTTTTCACTACAAAGGCTTGATCCGAACCAATGGTAGTGATTTGTCTTGCACCAACACGCAATGGGTTGGCATAACGCAAAGACGCAAACGAATCGTCAAATATCGTACGGCCACCAGTTGAATTAAAAGTTGCCGCCTCCTTCAAATCAACGCTTGCTTTGCCATCGCGTAATGCGGTTTTAATTGATTCAAGAATAAGATTATTCGTTTGCATATTTTTTCCAAAACAAAATTAAGAAAAGCGGGGGGCTTGTGACCCCCCTGCTTTATTAGGTGCCAGTACCTGTAGAACGGTAACGAACGATGGCAAAAGGATCAACAACAGAAGTTGCTAAACGCTTTTCACCAAAATAAGTGATGTAACCTGGCAATGTTTGGTCATAGCGACGTAGCACCATGTTTAAACGATCAACAATTGCGTGACCTTTAGACCAATCACCAAAATACATTGGGAAATAGCTAGTTGTGCCAGCAGAACCCGTAGTTGTTTGTGAAGGTGTGGATAAGTATTTATTCACAACAACGTCAAAGCCAAGCAATTGACCAACAATACCGTCATTGCGTGCCAAACCGTCAACGTAGATTGGGCGACCTTGTGAGTCAACCAAACCGCGAATGGCTTGCAATAAAATTGGGCTAATCACAAAACGTGCTGATTCTGTCCAATATTGTTGTGGCAAGCTGTACACAAAGTTCACAACGTCTTTATAAGTGATGTTGTTTGCGCCAACAGTGTTTGCGTTGGTTGTTAATTGGTCATAAGTTGCAATGCTATGCAAACCAGTTGTAGAGCCTGTACCGGATGTGCCATAAGCCGCTGTTGATACTGTGCCACCAGTGTAAGAACTGTTTGAACCAGGGTATTGATTTAAGCCACGCAAACCGTTAGAACCACCATAACCAGTGTCAGAACCTTGGTCATTGTTAAGGATCATTGATTGCGCTTCTGCTTGGCTAAATTCAGCCAGCATATCGCTTACAACATTACCATCTAAACCGTCGATGTCATCAAGTGAAGCTGTACGGATTGGAAATTGCACGTTTAAATCTTGCAAAGGCAATTGCCAGATATTCATAGCTTCTGTTGTTGCTGAACCGTTGTTTTGAATACCATAACCCCAAGCTGCACCAGCATTGCCAACTTTTGCGCGGAATTGATAAGCGGCGCCAGCAGTTGCAATAGAGCGAGATACTCCGCGCATTGGATTGGCCAAACGCAAAGATACAAACACTGGATCGTAAGCGGTAACACCACCAATGCCAGCGCCAGAACCTGTTAATGCAGACGCTTCTTTCAAATACATATCGTATTGGGCTTCATCTTCAAACAATTTGATTTCTTTTTCTACGCGGTTTGAACCTTTGTAGAAATCACGCAACTGTTCTTTAACCATGCGATTTACACCTTCGCGAATGGTTTTCGCTGGTTTAATTAGTGCTGGTGCTTGCACTTCTGACAAACGGGCTTCTAAAGTAGCCATTTTTTCAGCCATATCGTTCTTTACAGCCTCTACAGACGCTGCAACTTCGATTTTTACTTCTTCAATCTTTGCAACTTGCGCGGATTCGATAGCATCTAATTTTTCAATGATCTTTTCAGACATGATAATAATTCCTTATTTGATTCGTTTAGATAGTGCCTTTAACAAGTCTCTTTCCTCTAGGGCTTTAAGAATTGCATCGGCTTCATTGACCACCGCTTCAGATTCACTCTTGGCTGGGGCTACCTCAGCGACTACTTTGGCAACGTCACGTTGCTCTAATAGTTTTTTGAGGACTGAAGATGCGGTGGTCGCATCTTTTCGTTTTAGCCCTGCATCACGCAAAGCCTGTTCGATATGGCGCGGATTGGGTTTACCTTCAGCATCAAAGTATTCCAATTGCGAAATTTGTGCGCTTTGGTTGTTGGGGTACATCACAACAGACACTTCACGCAAACCACCTTTGGTGATTTGAAAATAAGCCTCATCGCCGTCGTCATCAGGCTCTAAATCATTGCCATCAGCATCGACCATTTTGGCTTCATCGGCATAAGCGCCGACAGATACACCGCCAAATAAATTAGGCGATGCCTTTAAGACGTTATAAAGATCAGAACCACCAGTTGTTTCCATAAACAACTTGCCGGCCGCTGTCATGCCTTCATCATCAAAACTAAATTCGTCCCATTGACCAACAGGCATCCCGTTGTCGTTATGGTTTAAAAACATAGGCAAAGGTTTGCCAGAATTTGCGAATTCGTCAGCCCATTGAGAAAATCCCATCGGTTGATAGTTGAATTTACGCCCATCAGCACCTTCACGCGCTCCCCAAGTAGTTACGCGGGCTTCAATCTTGCCGCTTGGGTTTACGCCCTCGTCCGCGCTTTGTGGGCTGAGTTTGGCTTCGCAAATCAGAGTCAGATTCTTCATTAATTACCCCGTTATTAATCGCTTGATTATTGTCTTTTATTTTTAAGGGCTTATTATTTAATGGAAGTTTAACATTATCAGGCTTTATTTGATTAACTAAAACGCTGATTATTTTTTGTAATTTTCGCATTATTTCCCAATATTCATTTTGCGAGTTTGGCTACCGCCTCCACCGCCAGTATCTTGAGGGCTGCTTCCCGGCACAACTTTGGTTGGTTCTGGTTGCGCGCCTGGTATTTTTCCAGAAGATGAGGGCGATATTGAACCATTAGAACTTGGCGCGCTAACTAAGACATCACCGCCCTCGATATTAGCCATACCTAAATATTCACGCGCTTCATTTGCCGTCATAATCCCGCCGGTATATCCCGCAGCCGCAAAATTCATTTGGTCAAGGGGGGCACCCTTTAGAAAATCATTGGTATCAAAATGAATGGATAGGTTTGGATAGCCTTTTAATAAATGCTGTTTTAATTTTTGTTCAATGTTCATCAACATTGGGGACATAGTGGATTTGTAGAATTCATCCATTTGCGTCTGGGTATTGTTGTACTTTTGATCCTGAATACCCATCATGGCCGGTGGCACACCAAACAAACCGCAAATACGCTTCATGGTTTGCTCTTTGAGTTTGGCGCAATCGGCATCTTGCAAAGTCAGCATTTTGACGGGGTTATACGTCATGCCCTGATCTAGCAACATTCCTTGACCGGGTTTACTTAAATCGGATGGTTTAGAACCGGTCATGCTGGCCCAGGCTTCTTTTAAACGCGCCGCCACCTCTTTGTATTTGGCATCAGGAATAACTTGGGATGTGGAAAAAATACCCGATGGTTTGGCGCCATTGAGCATTACATGATTGGCGTATTGGTCAATGTCTTGATCTAATGCTACCAATTCAGCGGCCAAAATCCCTTTATTAAAACCCCCAGAACCTTGCCAAGAGGCTTCCATAGCGTGCATAACTTGATGCGCTGCTAAGACAGAATCCTTGTTAAATCCGTAACTTGGCGTTGAAAGTCGATACGCTGGGTATCTTGCCGCGGTCATTTGCGCTGTAATCAAAGTCGAATCAAGGTTATACATTTCAATCGGTGTTTGATTGGGATCAGCCTGATCTTTTCTCCACCACAGTGTGAAAACCTCACCACTTAAGTCAAACCACATACACCATTGATACCAAAACTCATATTCGCTTTGAAAATTATTGGGTTGTGACAATAAGTTCAGAACTTGCTGCGCTTTGGTTTTATTGCGATTTCCCGCTTTATCAGAACTTAAAGCATTGACATAAGTACCATCGTCTTGACGAAACATCACAGTTTTGGGCAATTGTGACAATGCTCTAGCTTTTGCCCCAACACACGCCATGACAGTGCTGTTTTTGATAAGCAAAGACATATCGACAGGACG